AATACATCCTGCTCTCCTTCCATTGAGGCTGGTATCATATCTGACATGCCATCACCAGCACCCTCTACCATACCATCTCCTTCTTTTGGCTCTGAAGGAATATCACCTGACTGAACCCTTGCTACAAGGTCTTGTAAAGCCTCTTGTCCAAACTGTGAGATAAACTGTGCTAATATAACCTTTTGTTGATCAGGGTCGCTTATTTCGCCTTGTATAACATCTATAGCGCCACTTATTAACTCTTTGTCATTCATGCCTTCTTGACTCATGCCACCAATGCCCATATCCATAGGTGACATACCCTCTTCTTCTAATGGACCACCTTCAGCATAGTTTTTTGCAATTCTATAATCAAACTCACCTTCTTTACCTGCATCATAACCCATTTCAGGAAATATAGATGTATTCTTAATAGGCATACCTCTTGGCATTACAGGATCATCTTCTGGTTTTTTATATTCAGGCATTTGCATTGAGCTTGCTGCTAAACCACCAAGACCTGTTCCTATTGCCTCTGGTCTAGTTAATCCTTGCATAAACAAATCTCCAGACATTGTACCTGCTGTAGCTGGTCCTCCTGTTTTTGCTACTAAGTCTGCATAACTTCCAGCATCTTTTGGTATTAAATTAGTTGCTCCACCAGCTAATTCTGATGCACCAAGAGTAGGATCAGAGCCAAATGCTGATGACCCGCCACCTAGTTTTCCCCCAAGAAATCCACCAAGCCCTCCAAGAGCTGCACTCTGTAATGCATCTTGTCCACTGCCACCTTGTAATAACGTTCCTATTCCCGTTCCTAAAGCAGATGCCATAAATGCAGGCATAATAGTTGTTGGTATTAATGAGGATGCTGCCATCCCTAAGATTGCTGGTAACATATTACGCTCCTACTGCCTTCATTCTGTTTATTAATCTCTCTGCTCTATTGGGTACTTGAGTTCTCCATTTAGATTGATGCATTTGTTTTGATGCTTCTTTCCAATCATTCTCATTTATAGCTTTCTTTAGTTTACTAAATTTTGAGAGTCTTGTGTACCCCAGATTATACATCATATTGCATAATATCAATTTTACCTCTTCAGGTAGTTTGTAAAAATCATTATATAGCTTTTCACAATCTTCTATAGTTCCTTGTATATCATCATTAAAACAAGTATTTATACGTTTTCTGCTAACTGGTGTGCCTACTGGCATACCATATTCTGGGTCTGTCTTTTTTACAAGATGACCTATACCAAAAGTTGGTAATTTTAAATGATCAAGGTATATTTCACCTATATTTCCTTCATCAGATTCTATTTCCAATCTTAATTGTTCTATATCCATTATTGTCTCCTTTGATTCCTTTTGACGCATTGTACATGTTTGTAATAAAAATAATTACCTATCTTGTTAAAAAACTTTGATAACCTTAACCAGTGCCATAACATTATTTAGTTAATCCTTTTTGCTTTTCATATGTCCTAAGTCCTCCGATTCCGAGCATGCCGCCAAGAACAGTTAAAAGTGTACCCATATCAAATTCCGGAAGCTCTGGTAGCGTTGCGCCTGCAAACGATGCACCAAAGATAATAAGGTCTTTAAGTATAAAATGATAAGCAAAAGCAATCGCACACACCCACCCCACCGCTGGTCGCCATCCGCCTTTGAATATAGAGCCACTTGCAGCTTCTGCTTTGTTTATCTCTAACTGAGCAAGCAGAGCTTCCTGCGCGTGTCTTTCGGACATGGTGGCTATTTCGTGAGCCAACTTAGCTTTTTGATCTGCATCAGGTATAAATTTATCTAATAATCCTGTAACAGGTCCTATAAGTGCTTGTAACATTAATATATCCTCACTTTATCTGCATCTATATTAGGCACGAGTTTGCACATGCATTGATATAATTCTTCTTTATTATCTTTCATAATAACTTGATTATGCAACCTTTTTTTAAAATCAATGCAATCGTTAATATTTTTAAAATATATTCCTGCATCTACTTGCAATCCTAAATAACACACAAGCATAAAAGCTGTCATTACAATGTACTCTGTGGTGTTCTATGTATAGCAAATTCTTGTATACTTGCTACAACATGTAATCTATTTGCTGTAGCAGCTTGTACTTTTAAAATCTCACCTTCGTTTAAAGCTAAATCTTTTGTCAAAAGTTCTTCTGTAGCATGACCTGCAACAGTTTTTTCAAATATATGAAAAACATTTGATGACGCATCTGTTATTGTTACAGTTAAGGTATCTCCATTATTGCTATCGTCATGAACTAATATTGAAGTAATAACAGAAGAATTAAAATCTGCACCACTAGGAGCTGTATATAAAGTAGTCTCATCAGTTGTTGTTAAATCAGCTTTTGCATTTGTTATTCCTAAAACATATTGTGGTATAGTAGAAACTAACATTATCTTTTACCATCCTGTCTTACGTTTACTTGTGGTGTTCCAAGTTTAAACTTTGTACCTAAATCACTTGACTCTAATCTTAAAGCAAATGTTTTACCCCTTACTCTAAAATCTAATTTCTCTGTATATACCTCAACAGGACTTGTTGCTGTTCTTTGTGTGTTGCCTGTAGATGTTTGCTCTATACCTGAGCCAGAATATCTTTGAGACTTTATTGTAAAATCAACTGATGGATTTATTGATGTAGAACCACTAAAGTTTACGTCTGGCACTACTTCATTTAAAAAAGAAAAACCTTGATCTTGACTAAACTTCATTGGAGCTGATTCAACAAAAGCTGTCATAGCAGATCCATCATCATCATAACCTGTCTCATGATTATATAAATACTGATTACCAGCAGCTATAGGTAATGTTCTTATGCCTCTATCTATCCATGCTTGTCTGGCAAGAGTGCCAAAATACCAAACATTCTCAGAGTAATTAAATGTTACATAAGAATCTATTTCTGTAGAACTAGCACTAGGATAAAACCAAATTATTTCACTAAATTCTGAATTAACACCTACATGTACTTTGTCTTTTTCTTCAAAGTTAAAGTTTAAAAATACTTTATCTTTTACAGAGCAAGAAATTTGTTGTGTTCCACCCCCAGAGTATCCATAAAAAGTATCAACACCCATCCAATAAACAGAGTCATCAACAGCTATGGCTGCCGCAGAACTCATAATTGTTATATTCTTAGAAAGTTCTTTAATACCAAATGTAAAAGGTGGTCCAATAAATCTCATAGAATGAACGCTTTTGTTTGTAAAAACTAATATCTCTTCTTTAGTTTCTACAGCCTGTACAAAAGTTGATCCACCACCAAGTCTTAAATCTCCTGCTGTATTTGTTGTAGTAGGAAACCAATCAACAGGATTTTCTTGTGATGAAAATCTAATTAATAATGGATCTTGAACGCCGTTACCTTGCGTTGCTCCAGCTGTTGCTCCCAAACCATCACAGCCAAATGCTATAATGTGCCTGTCTGCATCAGATACAATTACCTGTTTTGCTATTTGTGGAACGCTAGTTCTAGTTCCTCCAAGACCACTTGCACTTAATTCAACCGCATTAGCAAAGCCTAATGATCTGTCCCAATAATATAAACCACCATCTCTTGGATTAATAATTAGATCTTCACCAAAATTGTCATGTGACCACAATCTAATTTGTGCGCCGGTGACGGTAATTGATGCCGCACTGCCCCAACCTACAAAATCATCTGTAGATAATGTGTTGCCTTTAGCCAATATAACTAATGACCCATTATCATGAGTTGTTGCAGTTGTTCCGCTATGACCTCTAGTAACAGTCATTGTATTGTCATCTGCAGATGCAGTTATTAACATTAATTCATTACCAACAAGAATCACATCTCCATCTGTAGTCATCCCAGTTTCGTCAACAACATCAACATCTGTTTCACTTGCATCTAAGTCTTCGTTTAAAGTTGTTGCCAAAGCACTGCTAGTTGTACCGCTCCATTGCCCAGCACCCCAACCAGTACCTCCAACAGTTACATCTAAACCCGTATTAAGTTGATATTCACCAACAACACTAGCTCCACCATTACCGGTATCCGATGAATTAGCAGCTATACTTGATGTTATTGTGTATGAGTTAGAGCTTATCAAAGAAGCAATTTGGTATTCTTGATTTAGTACATCAGCTGTTATAACACCACCTAAACTAACAGCACCAGAAAACGTAACAAAATCATTTTCATTTGCGCCATGAGCAGGATCAGAAACAGTTATTGTTGTTGATCCATCTGTTGCGCTAAATGTTACATCACCTGCGCTAGTTGTTACTCTTATTGGTGTAATATCATAAAATGTTTGACCTTCTTCTATATAATACTTTAAGTGAGTACCTACACCTAAGAAATCAGATCCATCTAAAGCAACCCAATTGTGCAGTCTCCTTGCTGTTCCTTGAAAAGTATTAGAGGAATATTTTATCC